AATCAAGTTTAAATTAACATTTTACTATTTTAGGAATGAAAAATAGCTTTTTTACTAGCTTTCAATAATTTTAATTTTTTTTAAATAATAACAAATCAATACTATTAATAATAATTTAATTTGCCGAATTTTTGACGACAAAAATCATTTTTTAGAAAACAATTTAGCAAGAACACCAAGATATAAAGAAGTCCAAGCGACACCTATTACAAAACCTATCATACCTTCAAAAGCAAATGAATTAAAAATAAATGAAGACAGTATAACAGTAAAAATACAACCCAAAACTAATGATAAAATTAATAATAAAAGCTTACCTAATGTCATATAAGCACCCCCATAGTGCTATAATAAACCACATTGAAATATTTAACAATATATTATTCTTTTGTCCTTAGAGGGGTGTACTCGTGCAATAAAATAGTTATTCCCACAAAGTAACACCCCAAAAGTCATGAGATAGATTGAGCACACGCCTCATTTAATCTGACGGGTATTATTTTAAAAAAGCAATTCGGCTTATGTCTGCGACGCAATAATGTCATTACATGAGTATTTCTTAAAATGACATTTTATATTTTCTTTAATATCACAAATTAAAAATTTAAAATATTTAACTAAGCATTTCAGCAATTAAGTATTTTTATATATTTAAAATTGTTAACAATGAACTGTGTAGGCTTTTCACAGCTCCAAAGTCGCAAGTGAAAAGCCTACACAATTCATTTATCACATTTTTAAGATACATTTAAAAGTTTTAATTGCTCTAGCTCTTCCTTAAGACTTTGAATCTCTTTATTTTTAGATTCCCAAAGTTCTTTGCTTTGGATATCTAAATTAATACGGTCAATTATGTTACTAATGTATTTAACTTCTTTTTGTTGAAGATCTCCACAGCTCTTTAAATCTTTAAGAGTTTTAATAACTCCGTTTATGTCCTTATGCTCTATTTCATTAACCATCCCCTGAATTTTCTCCAATGTATCATATCTAGAATAAGTATCATCACTAGCAACAAACATCCTCATAAACTCAGCTTTCCTTTTATCACATTGAAAATTTTTACTTTCATAGATTCCCCTATCAAAGTAATAATTGATAAATAATCTATCAAGACCCCAAAAATTTTTACATAGAACAACAAAATTACAAACCCTTTTAAAGTTGAGATTAACCAAGTCATAATCTTGAGTACTTGTTATAAATTGTTTTCGACTATGACGATTTTGTGTTATTTCACCCAACATTTCAATAGGAAAATCAGCATAGTTTATGCTACCAAAAATCATGTGAATTTCATCTATAGCAATAATACAATTGTCTGGAGCTTCGACAATGTCCTTCCAACAAGTTATTTTACCGTCTTGACCTTTTATATTGAAATTACTATAGACTTTAATGTCTGGGTGCTCTTTTCTAACTCTTTCGATATGCTCTGTCATAGAAATAGTTTTACCATTACCCGGCTTAGCTACAAACATATAGATACCCCAAACAGGATATTGTTTACCTCTAAGGATATCAACAACACACCATCTAAAGAAATCAAGGAATAAAGGAAGTTTTTTAGGCTTAGTTAAGATTTCATCTAATCTTTTCTTATTATCAGTTTTGACGGCAATTAGAAGCAATACAATTAATAATACATAAGACAAAAGCAATCCAATAGCAATTTTCAAAAACAAAAACAATAAATTCAAAAGTACATCACTCATAAACATAAATAAACTACCCCCTTACTATCTTAACAATCAAATTAAAAACATAACTAAAAAGCCAAAGTCCAAACATAAATATCTTATAAGAAACCAATATCCCTATAACCTCAAAAAGAGTATCAACAGGAAAAAGATAATTACCCACACTAATTAATTTAACAAAAAAAACTATAGCTTCACTAATTTGAGAGATACCAGTATTACCACTAAAATTAGGCAACAATGAATTTAATAAATTTCCAATGAAATCTAGAATACCACATATTAAGTCGGTCATAAGTATCAACCTCCAACATTAAATTTAGGAGAAAAATTCCTAAACAAATACCATAAAAAATAAATCCATATTCCATATTTAATAATCTCTCTTGCCTTATTAACATAGACAGCACCAACAGTTAAATCCAATACACAATGTTCTTGGTCATCTCCACCCATAGCCTTTGGTATTTTCATATAGAACTTACCGGCGTCACTTGAAGTCGTAGAGCTATCAACATGGACATTAGAAAATAAATTAAATACGTCAAAGACAGGACTAAAATGGGACTTCATAATATCACCATAATTCATATGTGAACTAACCTTTGAAAAATCAATAGTGAAAAAATGCAATATAGAATTAACTGCATCCAAAAGAGCTTTGAATAAATCAACAATTGAACCCAAAACATTTGGAAGACTAAAAGAGGAACTATCACTACCAGTATTAGAACCAGTGTCTTTAGTATAGTTATCAGTTTTATAATTTGAGGGTAAATCTGAAACTTTTCCACTAGAAGGCAAAACTTTGTCCATAACATCAGCATCAATAGGTTTAAGAGTTGAAATATCAATAGGTATACAATAATCACTATATCCATTAGAGAAGGAAGCAGAATTAACACTATCCCAATTAACTACATCTTTTAAATTTCTCTGAACACCCCAGTATGTGCAAGTAGCAGAACAATAATCTTGATTCCCAACACTCATAGCATGGCCAGTCATACGCCAATTGCCACTTGAATCCTTCCAACCTCCACCAAAAGTAACAGAGCAATAACCACCAACGGGGTCAGCATCAGAAACAATAATCAAAGAATCACCAGAAGCCATATCCAAGTCACCATTAGTAACATTGCCATTATGAGCATAATCAATCATACTAACAGTTGCTTTACACTTAGAAGAAAAAGATTGAACTTCTTGAATCTTACGCTTATCAGTACGACCAATAGTTACAGAATAAGAACCACCACCAGTATAAACAATACCATTGTTAGAAGAACTATTAGACATACCCATCAGAAGACTACGAACATAATCAAGACCAGGTGAAGTCATTGCCAAAGCAACTTTGGATGTACCATTAACGGAAGTAGTGACAACTTTAAAACAACCCTTCGCAGAATCACTCATAAAGTCACCAGCAGACCAAATCTTGTCTACCAGCTTTTTTTTATCATAAACGTTCATAACATCAGAACTAACAGTCTGCATACATGTAGTAATCTCAGCGAGAATCGCTTTTTTAGCATCCTCACTTACATTATTAATATTATTTACAATCTGAGTATCAGTATCATTAGCATAAACAGGCTTAGAACCATAAAAATTAAACAATAAAAATAACAAAGAAAATACAGCTACAATTCTTTTATTTCTCATAAAATACCTCCATACAAAAATAACCTACCCGAAGGTAGGTATTTTACCTGTTTTAAGATGCTTTACTGAATGCACCCTTAATCCACTTCAAGCCAGCTTTAGCACCACCACTTGTAGCAACAACACCAACCATAGCAACAACACCAAGTCCAACGATAGTTGCAATGGCAGTTCCAACAGTAGAAAAACCATTTGTAATAGCAGTTTTAACAGTTGGATCAAGTCCACCGGCTGTAGTATCCTCAGCATGAGCAACTACTGGTAAAACAGTAGTTCCAATAAAAGCTCCTACAGTAAAAGCTTTAGCCTTAACCGAAGTGGATACAGAATTGAATTGATTTTTAATTTCTTGAATGTTCATTTTTAAAATCCCTCCCTAAACCATGAATTTATATATTTTAATAATTTTCCTAGAATCAAAAAGACTACTAGGATAATTAATAAAGCATTAGTTAACATTGCATCATTATGGCTTTGTTCTAGATATGGCTGTAATTGTTTTATTGTAACTCCAGCATTAGTAGTTGTGTTTACATCCATAAACTAAATAGCATGTACACCAACGATTGTTGGACGACCACCAAAACCTAAACCATAATCAAAAGCAACTACAGAACCAACAGCAACATCACTTGGAACAGCACCCTCAACATATTGAGTTATACATTGTTGACCTTGACAAAGTTGCTTATTACTTGGAGCAAAGTCACCTAGCAAGTGTAACATTGTATATGCTTTCCCACTCTTGCTACTAATACCAGTAACGATTCCTACAACTTGAAATTCTAAATTATTCATTTTAAACACCTCACATTAATTTTTTATCATTTATATTTTTATTACTCACTTCATGTACACATAGTATCATGTGATTTTTAAAGTAATCCTTTTTTAATAAAAATATTTTCAATTATAAAACTAAAAGCTAGGAAACACCTAGCTTAAAAGACTATAAATTTTTAACTTTTACAAAACGTCTACCCGAAACTTTACCACTATAATTATTATTAAGTGAATGACTCAAAGAATTGGAATCTATATCAAATTTTTTAGCTAATTCCCTCAAAGAATCTTCAACTGCTATTGGTAACTCAAAATCATCAGCAGTAACTGCCATATATAAATATTTACCCATATATCACACTTCCTTCATATTCATTTTTTCTTGTTCAAACGGACTAACTTCATCAACCTTAGTTAATTGGTTAATATATTCATCTACTGTAAACTCATTAATAGAATTATTAGTATACTGTTTAACCTTGTGAATACGTCTTAAAAATGCTTTCCATGTTTCGGGATGTTTTAATTGGACACCCTTAAACTGGTCATGTAAATCTAAATTAGTAATTATATAAACCTTAGTATAACAAGCTATCTTATTTGCATATCTGCAAGGCAATTCAAGAGGATATCCATCAAGGAGATTGAGCATATCAGATATTTTTAAACTATCCCTAAATTCTTCAAAGATAATTACATCTTGACCCTTATAAGAATCGAATGGATGGTCATAATCAGTTACACGAAAAACATTAGAATATCCGTAATGTTCCATAACGCCTCTTGTTTTTCCAGAACCAGTAGAGCCAAATATATAAGTGACTTCCAACTCTCTAAATGTATTTTTAAACTGTTCATCACGCACAGTTTGTCGAACCTTCTCTATACGGTCAATTTCAAGCATATAGCTTGGATTATCTTCAAGAATATCAAAATTAGTTAATCCATTTTTAATCATGTCATACAAGTCAATTAAATCATTTCTTTGACCTTGGCGCTCAACAGGACAATCACCATATTCTTCATGAGTATCTTTTAAGTTAGTATCTTCTTTTTTATCCCCTTGCCACTTACCTTCTTTAAAAACATACTCTCGATTTTGTTTACAAGTACCCTTAGCCATTTCAAAATGAGCACCATTAAAACGATTTTTAATAGTACTGAATCTAACAGTACCACTACAGGCAATAAATAAATGTGTATGATAAGTACCATTTTCGCCAATTTCATCAGACATACACCAGTAGACAAGGTTTTTAAATTCACCAAGTTTATCTTTAAGGAACTCATGAGTAAAACCTTTTTCAACTGGATTATTTATAGTTAACTGCCACTTCCTAGAATAAGAATCATTTTTCAAAAAGAACCCTCCCTATTGTGTCATGTGTCAGAAGTTACCCTGTGGCAAGCCTTGTGTCACAATTTGTGGCAACTCTAAAGCAAGTTAACAAGCACCCTCAACCTAGTTTGTGTCATGTGTCAGAAGTCGCCTAAGGTAATACTAGCTTAGGCGACCAGTTTTGACCTCAAAATTTTATAAATCAAAATATAAAAAAATAATTAAACAAAGAAATAAAACAAATAAAATAGATATTGGTTTAATTAAAAGATAAGCATCCATAAGATATCACCTAAAAAAACATATAGCAGTTTTCAGAATTAGGGGTATAGTCAAAAAGACACGAAATGCAATCACAGAACAATTCGCAATCCTTGCAATCACCTTTTTTATTACAGCTATCAACATGAGAACATAGGAACCCATTACAGGTATTATCCTTTTGCATAAAATCACTCCTTAAGCAAATAACATTTTTACACTATTAAATTTTTCTCTATATGAATTTAACTCATTTTCCAATAGTTCTATTTTCTTTTCTAATCTTTTACGTTCCAAAGGGGATAACGGATTTACTTCTCTACCTAAATTCTCAATTCTGAGTATTTCTTCCATAGAATAACGTGGGCTTGACACTTCCGGAATACGTGTTATAATCCCTTCCTGTTCCATATCTACTATTGCTCTAGTAGAATCATAATCCCAACGTTCAGCTAATGACTTTCTGCTTATTAATGCTTTTTCCATATTTTAATCACCACTCATTTCTAACTTACGTTTTTTAAATCAGATTTTTTAAACAATTCTTTAAAATCACACTCTGGGAAAAATTTTTCATGAATTATTAATGCTTCATCATAAGTAAATGGATATTTACCAGAAATTTTTAAATTTAAAGTATTATAAGTACGTCCAATTTTTTCAGCAATATCAGCTTTTTTAATTTTTTTTCTAGCAATTTCAGCTTCTAAATTGTTACACATAAAACTACCTCCTTTTGTTTTAAACGATATTTCGTTCGTCATATTTATACTAAACTAAATATCGTTTAAAGTCAACGATATTTTTTTATTTTTATGTAAATTTTATAGTTTTGCACGATTTTTCGTTTATTCTTATTGAAATATCGTAAATAAAGTGATAATATATTTTCATTAGTAAGGAGGAATTATTTAAATGGATAAAACAGAGAAACTCAAACAAATTATTTTAAGTAAATATAGTAGTATACGTGAATTTGCGAAAATAGCAGAAATACCAAGCACAACATTAACAAGCGCATTGGATAAAGGTATAGGAGGGATGGCTGTAGATAGAATTATAAAAATATGTGAAGTATTAAACATTGATATAAGAACATTCGACCCAATAAGCGATTGTTTAAATAAAGGTTTATCAGAAAGAGAAAATATAATATTAGAAAACTATAATAAACTAAATAATTTAGGAAAAGAAAAATTAATAGAATACAGCAATGATTTGATAGATACTCCAAAATATATGGATGTAAAAAATAACATTACTGAATTAATAACAACTACTCGAACTGAATTTGATGAAAAACCGCATTTAATGCCAATAGCCTCACATGATAAAACTGGTATTTTCACTGATAAAGAATATAAACACGATGATGATATAATGAATGATGATAATTTTTGGAACAAATAATAAAGGGTGATTTTATGACAGCATATGAGAAGTTATTACATGAAGCCCACAGTTTAGGTTTAATAGTAAAAGAAGTAACTTTACTAACTAGAAAAGGGCGTTGTGTTGGTAATAGAATAGCAATAGATAAAGGTATCAAAACCGATGCTGAAAAAGCTTGCATTTTAAAAGAAGAAATCGCACATTATCTTACTACAGTTGGTGATATTACTGACCAAACTAAAATTTCTAATATTAAACAGGAAAAATTAGCTCATAGGATAACAATAGAGAGTTTATGCAGTTTAGAAAAAATAGTTAATGCCATTAGACAGGGTGCTGGGAATAAATATGATATTATCGAAATGCTAAATGTAACAGAAGATCTATTCAATGAAGCTATTAGACATTATACTGCTAAGCAACAGTATTATATTTCAGAAGATATTATTTTATATTTTGATAATATCCTGAGAATTTGTAGAAAATATTAATAAAATACTCCAGTTAATTAAAAACTAACTGGTTAATTTATAGACATAAAAAGAACAAACATTCTAAGAAGGAGATGATTCAAATGGACTACAATGTAACTTATAGAAAAAAAGATAAGAGTTTACAATGTATAATAAGTTATAAAGATACTAATGGAAAATGGAAACAAAAATCTAAGCAGGGATTCAAGGCACAAAAAGAAGCTAAACCTTATATAGAAAATACAATTAAGGAACTCGAGAAACGTTTTGCAAGTGAAAAGAGTATAATAAGTCCCGATTATAATTTAATAACCTTTAAAATGCTCTGTGACGAATTTGTGGAGCATGAAAAACTATACAGAGAACATAATACTGTTAGAAATCATAAAATAGCATTTATAGTTTTTTCTGATTTAGATAATAAAAAAGTTGTCTTCTTAAAGAAAATTGACATTAGAAAATGTTTTGATAAAGTTGTATCAGATTTAAAACACGCGACACTTAAGAAGTATCTTCAGTCAATTAAATTATTATTCAATTATTATATAGATAATTATGATAATAACTTTTCAATTGACTTAAATTTAGAAATTCCAAAAGACAAAGTTCCAACCATTAAAAGAGCTCTTTCAAAATCTGAACTTGATGAACTATTAACATCAAAAAGACTGCTTAAAAGCAAGTATTACATAGTTGCTTATATAGCAGCCAATACTGGTTTAAGATGTGGCGAAATATTAGGACTTACTTGGAGTGATATTGACGAAATAAACCTAAGAATAAATGTCACAAGGCAATGGAAAATAAGTGCGAATTCAAATGATTATGACTTTGGAAACCTTAAAAATAAAAATGCGTATAGATATGTTCCTATATCGCCAGCTTTCATAAAAAAGTTAAAGGAATATAAAAATACTGTTCCTACAGATATTCACAATAGAATTGCTCCATTTAATAATTTACAAATAACATCATCTTTCAATACAACATTAAGACAAATTGGAAATATTACAATTCATGAACTTAGGCATACGTATATAACTTTGTTAGTGTCTAATGGATTAGATTTTAAAACAATTGCAAAAATAGCTGGCCATGATGTAAAACAAACATTAATCACATATAGTCATGTTACAGACGATATGATGAAAAATGCTAGTAATACTATATCTAAAATTTTTTTATCTTAAATTTTTGCCGTTTCTTTTGCCGTTTTAAAACAAACCTTGATTTTAGTACCTTTAAACGTATTATATATGACTTTTAGCTAA